ATCTGACATAGTTGCAGATTTTGCAAATAAAGTAGATCTTGCTCTAGTATTTAAATCTTGTAACACATTTAGAGGGTTTGTATCAAAAGGTGCTAAAGTTGCTAAACCAACATAAGGGTTTACAATACTTTTTAATATATTTCCTTTTAAACCATCTAATCCTATTTTTTTAAGTGCATAATTTTTAGCTCTATCTAATGCTATATTTTTAGCTATATCTCCCAATGGAGGTAAATTAATACCACCTGTATCTGTTAAATTTTGATTTACCATCGGTTGGTCTACAGTTGAGAAAGAAGGTACATAACCCTCAAATCCAGGTTGTGCTTGTATCGCAGCTATGCCAGTTGGATCTTGTGCCATAGCAACATTATTAGCATAATCCCTTAAAAATATTTCGTCCATTATCCTCTCATTCCATCAGGTTGTACATCTGCTCTAAAGGTACCAAATCTCCAGTTTTGATCTGTTGAGGTGTTTGCTATTTTTAAACTAGCGAACCTAGACCTAGCACGGGTATCTATCTTATCAGTTGAGCTATTTACTGTAAAGGGTCCAAGAGGTGAAGAAGCTGCTCCATCTGCTGGATAGTCTCTTAAATTTATGGTTATTTGTGCATCACCCGTAATTAATTTAAAATCAGGCACAAATCTTCTCATACTTATAAAAACTTCTCCTTCTGCTAAAGTAAAATCTCCAGATTGAATGAATGCAGGAATGGCTGTTTTAGCTCCTGTTGAATCTACTTCATTATTACCAACCTCATGAGCATAATATATAGACGATCCATTAATATTAGTTACACCTTGAATGGTTGGGAATGTTGGAGTACCTGTTGTATTAAATTTAGTTGCGTATGGATTATCGTACAAGGTTGCGTCTGCCCAAGAAGTTCTGTCCATAGAACCCGTAGTCCAAACATTTTCTTCATAGTTATAAGATACTACTCTATCCACTTTCTCTGATCCTGATTTAGGGTAGAACCAATTGATTTCACTGTATAAATGATTTAAACCTGCATAAACAACCTCTCCAGAATTATAATTAATACCTAGGTTATTACCTTTGTTAGTAAATACAAAATCTTCTACTAAACAAGGGAGAGCTTTTACAGTACCATCGTATACGAAGAAACCACCTGCTTGACCCATCCACCATACAGCTCCGTTAACATATTTAATTGCATGTTGGCCAATAGCCCCACAGTTACTACCTACTTGTCTAATAGAAAAAGTAAAGGGTGTTCCTACAAATTGCATTACATATGCAGAGGTATCGGTAAGAATTAAAATATAATCTTTAGCTTTTGCTGCACCCACTATTTTAACACCAGAGTCTAACCTAAATGTTCCTGCAGTATTAATTGATGTTGGTGTGTAATCTGAAATATCTTCTTGATCAGAAAATCTGATAAACATTGGATCTTGATTTATTGGATTACCAATAATAGTTTCGGTGCCAAGAATAATTAAATGTCTGTCTCTTTCAGAGACAATCGACATAACGGATTTTGTCGGAGCACCACTAACAACAGTTGCTCTAGTAGTTAGTGCATTTGGATCTGTATGAATCGGATCCCATTCGAATGTTTTACCATTTTTAACAGTAGCTATTAATTTTTCTCCAAAGTGATCCAATGACCAAGATCCAGGATCTAATAAAACAGAAGAAGTTGTTGAGGCAGAACCCCAAGTTCCTCTTGACCAAGAGCCCGTTCCCCAACCATATCCATAGGTTTGTGATAATGGACCTACGGTTATGTAGGGATTAATTGTTGCTGAACCACTCGCAGAAGTTGTTGCAGTTGCAGCAGCAGCCATTGTAATTGTAAAGGTATCTACATTAGGTGCAGTCACTACTTGAAAAGTGTTTGTTTCAAAATCAGCAGCTACGTAACCAGCACCTGAAGGGGGTGTTACAGAAGTAAAAGTAAATAGATCTCCTGCATCTAAACCATGTGATGCTTTGTTTACGGTGACCGTTGCTGATGTATCTGTAGTATCGAATGTTGCACCTGTAAGTGCTGTATCAAGAGGAGTGATATCGTAAAACGCACCCTCGTAATATATAAATAAACCTTTGTTTGTTCCTAAAGCAGCATATTTTCTACCATCTAAATCTGCCCATACTAATTGTTCTCTTACAGCTCCAACTAAAGTAGAATCAGTTATCTGTTCCCACCCACCAATTTTTTCTGGTAAGCCATATCTAAATCTTACAAAATCACCATCTGTCCACTGCCCTTCGGCTCCAGTTTCTGTGACTTGTTTGTTAAATCCTGGTCTTATCTGTACGTTTGTTAAAGGCATACGGTATTATACCTTATATTGATTAACAATTAAATATCTTACTATTTAGGTTCTTTTCCTTCAATAATGTCTTCAACAAAAGTTTGAGTTTGTTTAAGTTCTTCTTTAAAATTTGAATTAAATTGTGCTACCATCATCACTAAATTATTACCAAAATGCCTTAATGTTACTGCATCAAAGTGTAATTTTTTATGTTTTTTTATTATTTCTATTTCTTGATCAGAGAAATTTATATCACATGAACCATCTTTGTCGCTTTGTCTAAAATTCATTTTTGTATCCCATAAAATAATCTTTGATCCTTAGCAAAGGATTTATTTACTCCATTAGCATCAACATAGTGTAAAAAACATTGTGCATGCCAATCCCCTTGAAACATATCTCGCCAATGTTCAAGTTCACAACCTAAATATATTATAGCGTCACCAGGATTTAATTCAATAGAAGTACCTTCCATATAAATAGGCCAAGAAGTTCCATCACTTGCAATATAAACTGTCACACTAATCTCACAAGATTTTCTATCTATATGTTTTTTTAATTCCGCTAAATTTGTGTACATTCTCCAAAAAGAATAGGTCGGTAGTAATTTTTTACCACTTTCTTCTTCAATTTGTTTTTGCTTGCTTAACATTAAAGATTCCATTGTGGGATCTCCATAAAAATAAGTATCTCCTGTATCACTTTGTAATGTATCAAAACTATCTAGATTAGTTTGATGTTTTATTAAACAATAATTTTTTAATAAAGAAATTTCTTCTTTTGTTAAAAAATTAACAATTTTTTTATATTTAAAATCTTTTCCTATAATGCCCATGATACTATCGAATATCTCGTTCCTTTTTCTACTGGTGTTACGCAATGAGGATATAAAAAATTGCTTGGCCATATAATCATTCTGTTTGAAATTTTATCTATTTTTGAACTATATTCTTTATCAGGTGTTTGAAATAATAAGTCACCTCCTTCATAATCATCATTTATAAAAAATATACAACTTAAAGTTCTTGAAATTTTCGATCCATGATCAACATGAAAAACATAATGACCTCCTTTAGTATATTTTAAAATTTGAATATCATTAATTTGTACCTTTCCCACTGTTTGTATTTGATCGCAATATTTTTTTATATATTCAGAAAAAACACTCATTATAAAGTTGGTCCAATGAATTGTAGTTAAATTTTCTTCGTCAATATTTTTTAAAGTCCAAATTCTTGCATTTCTTATTTTTGTATCCACTATTTGTTTTTCTTTCCCAACTATCGCAGCTTCATGGAATTCTTTTCTATTTTCACAAACCATACGTAGTTTATTAACAATGTCTTTAGGAAGCACATTATCAAATATTCTTATATAATAATTTATATTTTTTGAATCAGTTTTTACTTCCATGATTTTTTAAACCAATATCTTTTTTTGTAATTATCCATCCAATGTCTAAAATAATAAAACGAATCCTCTTTAAATTTTTTAATGTCTCTATTTTCTATTTTCATTTTCCATTTCTCTCTTTTAAATGGTATAACTTGTACATAGGGAGTTCCTATTTTAATAGTTGAGTTTAAAACAGGGTATTTATCACCGTTTACTACAAAAGGAAAATTAATTTCTCTTTTAAAAGAATCTGTATCTACAATTCCTGGTATGATTGAAAATCTATCATCTGTATTATTTAAAGGTGGAACAAAAAGTGTAGAATAACCAGGAGGTGTTTTTATAACCCATGGATTTAAAATTTTATGAAATTTAAGTTTTTTATTTTTTTCAACATGAGGACTACCTTCTAATTGTTGATATACATGACTTTCTTCTCTTCCTTCCCAGTTTAAATTTAAACCAGGACTAATTTCAGGATCCCATCTTACACCTGTCATTGCTCCTGTTCTTTGTTCATTTTCAATCTCAATATTATGAGTTATATGATAATCAACAGGCATTTTTAGTAAATAACCACAAGTCAGTGTATCTAAAAAAGGTATACAACCTTTTACAGTTTTTTTTCTTGTTGAATGTTCTAAATTTTTAAACCATTCAGGAATATTAGTTTTTGAAAGAACAGGTAAAAGATCTTGATTATTTTTAATATAATCTTCTCTACAAATAAATTTTATTACATTCTCTAACACAAGAATGATATAACAATACTTATGGGATCTGTAAAGGGTTTAAAAAAGGAATAGAATTATTATTACAATATTCTTCCCATGTACAATTTGTTGGATAAGTAATGGTAGATGTATCTAAAGTAGATAAATAATTATAATAAGATTCAACTTCAGAGTATTTAATATGGTCACTGTTTGCGTCTAAAAATGACTTACATGTTGTTTTAACTCCATCTAAATAACTATCTAAAGAAGTTCGATCTTGAAATCCTGTATTGACAAAAGGCTCTCCATTTAAAGAACTTTCACTTTTTAAAGTTACTACTGCTGAAGTTCCATTTATTGTAACTCTAGCAATATTTAATTTTAAATTGTTAAAATCAGAATCTGAAATTGTAATAACATTAAATTTATCTAAATCACAATTTAAATTATTTTTATCTGAATCATTAGCAGCTATTTTATGAATCTCATTATTTATACTAACTATATATGCCATATATATCTCCTATGAATTATCCCAAATTGCAATAGCACCTGAACTGCCTGGT